TAGTTCTCTGTCTACTTCAGCGTATTCGCTTAATATCTCGATCATTAATGCCGCTTCTGCGTCAAGTAAATATGGATTACCCATTATATCTTTTCCTAAAATATTCTTTGCGTTTTTCTTCACTTGCATATTTATACCAATCGGGCAAAAAATTAGTTCGGCTTTCTTGGTAGTTCTTCCAAACTAAAAAAGCTTTTTGTTCGTCTTTATCCATGAATTGCACCTAGTATGGTAAAAGCGATAATTATACATCCGCAAAATATGCCAAGATAAATTAAATCTAGTATGTCTTTTCTTTTCATATCTTTTCCTTTTGTTATTGTCTGGCGGATTATAACATATGTTTTAAATGTAGTCAAGTAAAATAAAACTTGACATCGTTTTTACTTTATGTTATACAATAGATATCTTTAACAAAACGAGGGAAATACAATGTTAAAAATTGATACTTTAAGCACTGAAGATGGAACCAACGGTTTTCGTTTTCGCGTCTATCTTTTGTCAAAGCCAATTTGTTCTGGGTTTTTCCGTAAACATCCAACCAAAAACAAATGGTTAAAGTTTGCTAAGTTAAAGGTTTTTAATCAGTTTAGCATTGGACATAATACTTTATATGTTCAAAGGTTAAATGCTAAAAAATCTAGAAAGACTAGTAAAACTTTTGTAACTAGACAGCAAAAATGGCTGGCATTTCCGCAAATTAATTTTTAATAAAATAAGGAAGGTAAATAGACAATGTGTAATTAATTTTACACATTGTCTTTTTTAGTTGACACGGTTTTTTATTTGTGCAATATTGAATTATCTTAAATCAATAGGGAATTAAAATAATGTCAAGAATGTTTAAAACAGACGCAGAAATTAGACGGTTTATTAACCTACAGTTAATGACCGTTAATGATGCACCGGATACGTTAAAAGATAAATATTCTACTTTTGTATCTTGTGTTTCAGACGATAGACAAATAAGCTTTATTCCGTCTTTCAAAGAATGGCTAGGGAGAAATTCATAATGTTAGTAAAAGATGCATTAAAACTGGGTAAAATCTCAAATGGCAATACCAAGATGCCGGGAACTACATTTTCAATAGATGCGTTCGCGTGTCAAACTGGTTCCAAATTAGCAAAGATAAAAGGTACAAGCTGTAATAGTTGCTACGCTAGAAAGTTACAAAAGTTAAGGCCAAGTGTTGACATGGGATATAAGTTAAACCTTGCAAAATATAACAAGGCATTGTCAGAAGACAAATTATTTACTTGGGTTTCTGCTATGGTGTTTCAAATCGAACGTCAAGCTAAAAAGACTGGCGTATATTACCATCGTTGGTTTGACGCAGGTGATTTACAAAGCGAGAAAATGTTTAAAGCGATTTGTTTGGTTTGCGAACGTACACCAAAAATCAAGCATTGGTTACCAACCCAAGAACGTAATTATGTAAATGCTTATGCAATACCTGAAAATCTATGCGTTAGAATATCAGGTTCAAAAATAAATGGTAAAGCCACCTCTAGATCATATGGTGCACTATTGCCAAATTTGTGCACTAGTACTGTACATACCAAAGATCACGAACCAATTGGCCAAGAATGTAAAGCTTACACTAGAAATAATAATTGTGGTAGTTGTCGCGCTTGTTGGGATACTACAGTTAAAAACGTATCATACAAGAAGCACTAATATATATTCCCTAGCAACTTGGCCCAGTGTTATTAATTTAGTACTGGGCATTTTTTTGTTGACGTACTAAACAAACTAGTTTATTGGTAAATTATCTTAAACTTTTAAAAGGGAATATAATAATGTCAGTACATATTTGGAATAAAAAAGATACTCAGATGGTAATTCGCACCATGCGTAAAGCTGGATATGATATTAGGAAAATTGATGGTATTTACCAGACTTACGACAGCGGCAAAATTTGGCTAGTTAATGGTAAACCACTGTTTTCTGCGATGCCGGGGAATAATGGGTATCTAGTCAATTTTAACCAACAAGTTCTACTTAACTCTAAAAATTACAAAGAAAAACAAAGTGAAAATAGGCGTAAGTTTATTGGAATGTAAAACTACCTATCTTTTCAAAATTAAGCCCTAGTTTAGCCGCTAGGGTTTTTTTTTGTCTGTACGCTATTTTAAGCACGTTACAGCGTATCCTTGTCTTTTTGGCACCTTACTATATAAAACATACTTACTTGTAACCTAGCGAGAAATAGCCTTACAAGCTGTTTTAAGCACGTTACAGCGTGTTTAAGCCTATCAGGTGTACCAGTACACTATTTAAATTACATAGCCTAAGAACGTCTTAAAATAGCCAATAGTTTATTGCCTATTATTTAAGCAATTCAATCATTTGTATATTCTTTACGCACACTGTACACACTGCCTAATTTTTAATCACACTGTAACAAAATTGAAACACTGTTGCAAATCAATCACATAGCTCCAGTGTGTTGCATAATTGTCACACAATACTGTACCAATATTGTAACACTGTTGTACATATATCACGCATTTTGGCAACACTGTTGCAATATTGTCACAACCTGGTTAGCAATTGAGAACAAATGGAGAACGCAAAACCCCCCCGTGGGTGTGTATTATTATAATAGTTCTCTGTCCACATTTTTTGGAGAATTTGAAAAGTGGGCTTGACTTTGTTAACACCTTGTGCTATACTTATAGTAACTGGAGGTGCTTATGCGCTTTGAAGACTATAAGAACCCTAAGACGATAGACAAAAAGCTAACCAAAAAAGAACAGAAGTTTGTTCAATTACTGGTTGATGACAAAGTGGATGTGGTTGTAGCCTACAAGGAAGCAGGGTATACAGGTAAATCTCCGGGTGTATTCAAACATCGTGCCAACAGAACACAAAGATACCTTTGGCCCCATATTGAAAAACGCATAGAGGAAAAAGTAAGTGAAACTGCTACAATGGCTCTAGGTGTTTTAGAACAACTACTACAATCAGATTCAGACACAGTGAGACTAAATGCCGCTAGGGATATCCTAAGTAGAGCAGGGTACGATGCTGTCCAAAAACAGGAGACAACCGTTAAAGAGGTATCTGAGCTATCAGATGAAGAGATAGATAAACAGATAGCTAAACTCGTTGAAGACAATGTGGTTAAGTTTCCTAAATGAGCAATGAAAAAACTCTAGAGCTTTTAAAAGAGAAAAAAAGGCGTGTAGAGGAAAACAGAATAAAGCTATACAAGCCCTACGAGTACCAACAAAAGTTTCACTCCGTTGGACACAGTTCGGCACAAAGAATACTCATGGCGGCTAACAGGGTGGGAAAAACATTCTGCGGAGCCGCTGAAACAAGTTACCACATGACAGGAGTATATCCTGATTGGTGGAAGGGACATAAATTTGATCATCCTGTCAGGGTTTGGGCGGCAGGTGAAAGTAACGATACCACCAGAGATATAATACAGAAAGAACTTTTTGGTAATCCACAAGACCCTACTAAGTTAGGCCAAGGAGCTTTACCCAAAAGTTTAATCGTATCTACGGTGCGTAAACCCGGAGTACCTAATGCTTTTAGTTCGGCTTTGGTCAAACACAAATCAGGAGGTAACTCTAGCATAAGTTTTAAAGCCTATGAACAAGGATTTGAAAAGTTCATGGGAGAAGCAGTAGATGTTGTCTGGCTAGACGAAGAACCTAAACAGGAAATTTTCAGTCAGTGTATAACCAGAACAGCAGACACAGCAGGTATTGTCTATATGACGTTTACCCCGGAAAAAGGGATGACTCAGGTGGTGAGTTCTTTCCTAAACGAATTAAAACCGGGACAGTCCTTGATAACAGCAACATGGGACGATGTTGAACACTTAGACGATAAGACCAAAGAACAGTTACTAGCTGTTTATAGTCCTGCTGAAAGAGACATGAGATCAAAGGGAATACCCGTATTTGGTTCAGGGTTGATATTTCCTATAGCTGAAGATGATATTATTTGCGATGATTTTGATATACCTAAACACTATCTTATTTTAGCTGGTATAGATTTTGGATATGATCATCCCACCGCAATAAGTTGGGTAGCTCTAGACCCTGATAACGATGTGATATACGTATACGATGAGTACAGGAGAAGTAAAGAAACACCTATAACACACGCTTCAGCTTTGAACTCTAGATCAAGAGGAATACCAGTTGCTTTTCCCCACGATGGATTACAACACGATAAAGGATCGGGAATACAGTTAGCACAACAATACAGAGATTTGGGAGTGTATATGCTTGCAGATCACTTTACAAATCCACCAGCAGAAGGAAAGTTAAATGGTAATAATTCAATTGAAGCTGGTATCAGCGAAATGCTACAACGTTTTGAAACAGGTAGGCTACAAATTTTTAAATCTTGTCAAGAAACCCTTGAAGAACTTAGGTTGTATCATAGAAAAAATGGGAAAGTGGTTGCAATCAAAGATGACTTAATATCAGCAATGAGATATGCCACTCTTTCCATAGAAAGGTTTGGTGAAAAAGCCACGAACAACACCACGTACAAAAAGTACAACTTTGATTCTAAAATACAATATGAAAATAGAGGTATTGTATAAATTTGTTTAGTTTAGCTATTATTTATAATTGGGAGTTACAGATGCCAAATTACAGAGGTAAAAGTTACGGTTACGATAAAGCAGGAATGAAAGATTACAAAAAGGCAGTACTTAAAAACAAAAAGAAGAAAAAAATAAAGAAAGCTTAACACATGGCAAAAATGTCTGATGACGAAATTCTTGCTATTGTTGACAGTGAAATTGAAGAAAGTTCTTCTTTCATAGATTCAGAAGTAAGTACACAACGTAAAACTGCTATTGAATATTTCTACGGTGAACCCTTTGGTAACGAAGAGGACGGACGTTCTCAAGTTGTAATTACCGATGTTCAAGACACTATAATGTGGATGATGCCTAGTTTAATGCGTATATTCACAAGTGGTAAAGACGTAGTTAGATTTGCACCTGAAGGTCCAGAGGATGTTAGAGTAGCTGAACAAGCTACTAACTATGTAAACCATGTGTTCTACAAACAGAACAAAGGTTTTGACATACTTTATAATTTCTTTTTTGATGCCTTACTACAAAAAGTAGGTATTGTAAAACACTACTGGGAAGATGTTGAAAAGACAACTACTGAATCTTACGAAAAACTAACAGAGCAAGAATTTAGTTTAATCTTAGAAGACCCTGAGTTAGAGATACTAGAACACACTGAAAATTCTAACATGATAGAAATACCTGATCCCCAGACAGGAGAGATGGTAGAAATAGAAGAAATAAAACACGATGTTACCTTTACCAGAACAAAAATAAGTGGTAAAGTTACCATAGAGAACGTACCTCCAGAAGAGTTTTTAATAAATCGTGGAGCTAAAAGTCTAGAAGATTTTAGATTTGTTTGTCATCGTTCTCATAAAACCAGATCAGAACTAATAGAAATGGGTTTTGATGAAGAGTTAGTAGAAGGTTTATCTGGTTCTGATTCTAATGCGGATGGTATAACCACAAGTCAAGAATACATGGCACGACACGCTTACGACAGTACAAATGTTCTAAGCACAGGGTCAGTATCTAAATCAGAAGACACCGTAGAGGTGTTTGAATCTTATGTTAAGATGGATATGGAACAATCAGGAGTAGGGGTACTCTATAAGATAATACACTCTGGTAATGAAGTTTTAGAGGTAGACCCGGTAGATACCATTCCCTTTAGTTCTATTTGTCCTATACCTATTCCCCATAAGTTCTATGGCTTGTCAGTGGCAGAAACTGTACAAGACATACAGTTAGTTAGAAGTACTCTAACCCGTAACTTGCTAGACAATATGTACCTTGCTAACAACGGACGGTTTCAAGTTGTAGAGGGACAAGTCAACATAGATGATCTGTTGACTAATCGTCCCGGTGGTATTGTTCGCACCAGATCACCTAATGCTTTGCAACCTATACAGACACCTGCCTTACAGCAATACAGCTTTGAAATGCTGGACTATTGGGAAAAGTTAAAGTCAGGACGAACAGGGGTAAATCCAGCTACACAAGGACTACCTGCTGATATCTTAAAATCGCACGTAACTCAAGGTGCTGTTCAAGGTGCTTTAAGCAATGCACAAGGGAGAGTAGAACTAATTGCCAGAATATTTGCTGACACGGGTGTTCGCAGTCTGTTCAAGAGTATTTATAATTTAATACAAAGATACGAAGATGGTAAAAAAGTATTACGTTTAAACAACGACTATTACGAGGTTGATCCTTCAAGTTGGAAAGAAGACTTAGATGTAAACATTGAAGTCGGCTTAGGTTACGGAGATCAAGATGTTAGGCTTAATAATTTATCTAGTTACGCAGGTCTTGTAGAGAAAATAGCTCAACAGACGGACAATATAGTTTCACCAGAAAATATATATAATTTAGCCAAAGAAATTGGTACAGAGATGGGGATCAAAGATACTGATCAATATATAAGCCCACCTCAACCAGTAGAGCCACCTCCTCCAACAGCGCAGGAACAACTTGCACAGGCACAAGCTCAAGCACTAGTGATGGAAGCAGAGACTTCTAGGATGGAAGTTCTTTTCTT